AATAACAAGATAGCCAAAATGTATCTGGGTGCGACCCCTGTAGCCACGTCTTACCTTGGCTCGCAGCAGGTGTATCCCAATGCGTCGTTGGCCCTGTCTGCCGATCTCCTGGCCTTCGCCGCCGCGGGAGGATCGCAGGAGCTGACCGTTGCGGTCGAAGAGGGACAGATGTGGGCACTCTCCGTTCCGGTGGGATGGAGTGCTTCATCTCAGTCCGGGACAGGCACCGCAACACTGACGCTCACGATTGACAACAACACGACTACTGTTGCCCGTAGCGGTGCATTAACAGTCGTTTCGGAGGATTTAACCGCGACGTGTGCGTTGGCACAGGCGGCCGGGGCGAAGTCCTATGGGGAGATCTCCATCGGGGCTTACGGCTATGGAGTGCTTCCGGCCGGGGGCGGAACGGTATCGCCGACGCTTGCGTACTCGCAACCGTGGACTTGGAACGGCGTGAACGGATCGGGGGGAACGATTACTTCCGGGGCCACGGTCGCCTATTCCGGTTCCGGGGTAGATGCTGCCACCGGAACGGTGTTCGCGTCCACGAAAGGTACGACAGAGTCGGGCCAGACGACCGTTGCGACAGCTACGGTTTCGGTGTCGCTTAACGGAAAATCCGCAGCGAAAGAGGCCGTAGTATTCCAGGAGGCGAACAGCGCTACTTATGGAAATGTAACGCCAAAGAATATCACGGTTGCGGATATCCCGGCCTCCGGAGGAACAATCAGTGAGGGGACTTTGGCTACAGACTTTACACAGACAATCAGTTATACTTCCGGGGCGACACGTCCCGGTGCAGTCACGTATGTATGGGACGATCCGGTATCGGCCCCTTCCTTGGGAACGACGATTCAAAACAGAACGAAAATCGGCAGTCTGGCATTGCGTGCTTACGGAGAGGGCAGTAAAAACACGTACAAAGCCACGGATGTATACCAGGCCGGGAACTATGTGAGTTCGCTTGCCGTGAAAGCATCCACATTCAGTTACGGTACCCTCGGAGCCGGAGCGGCTTCCATTTCGCCGACCGTCAATGCCGACGGTGCATGGACATTCACTTTCAGCAGCGGTGCCACATCTTCCGAAGCCCCATCATCCGTTTATGGTATTTTCAGTGTCGGTGTAACCTATTCGCTCGGATCGGTGCAGAACGGATTTACGGTGGTAGACGCGTCTACAGGCACCCTGACGGGTACCGCGCGGGGAACCGAAATCGGTAATGCCCGTACATCGGGAATCGTCACACGGAAAGTCGATGGGGTGTGGACCCCGGCTGCGGCGTACAATGCCGCCGGGACAAAAACTACATCCGCATCCAAAACCGCCACCTGTACGCAGGAGGCGAACTCCATTACAGCTTATGGTACTCCTACAGGGCGCACTTTGGCGGTTTCCGATATTCCGGCATCGGGAGGAACGGTGTCAAGTGGCACTTTAGGGGGAACGATTACGCAGTCCCGTACATATACATCAGGGTCCACGGATTCCGTATCTAATCCGACAGCCAGTGCATCGAGCTATTCTGCTGCAATATCGGCAAACAATTTGGGAACCACCATTAAGAGTAAAACCTCCATAGGTACACTGACTTATTACTATACCTGCAATGGCATACAAGGTTCTGTATCGGCAACGGTTTATCAGGCGGCAAATGCGGCCACGTCGATCACCTACGGAACCCCGTCCGTATCGCTGGCAGTCTCGGACATCCCGGCCAGCGGCGGGTCCATCAGCTCGGGCACCGTGACCTACTCCCAGAGCCGGACACAGAACTACACGTCGGGAGGAACTACTGCACTCTCCGCGCTTACCTCCGGCGGGTCGGTGTCCTATTCGGCGGCGGTATCGGCTGCGTCACTGGGCACTACTATCAAGGCCCGTACGTCGGTCGGAACGCTGACAGCCACCGTAACAATGAGCGGCAAAAGCGGCAGCGGATCTGCGATAGTTTACCAGCAGGCCAATACGTTTAGCGACAACAGTATGAAGCTTCATTTCGGAAGTTTCACCGGAGCCAACACAATAACTGTCGGGGCGGGTTCAAGTTCTACGGCCGTGTATCTGGAAGTGACCCGGCTGTACACCTCAGGTGTGTATCAATCTGGTTATAATGTAACGACAGGAGGGACTTTTACGGTATCAGGAACTGGGTTTAGTATCAGTGGTTCTAATGTTATTGCCGCTAGTAGAGGAACTACTGCTGGAGCTGCCAGATCAGGCACTGTAACTGGTAAATATAGTCATCTGACTGCGACTGGGACTATAACTCAGCAGGAGAATAAAGTAACTAACTCAAATTACAATCCCAGAATTACCGCCTATGGAACTCCGTCTGTAAGCATCGGTTCGGGTATTACAGCTGCGGGAGGACGCGCAACTGTGACGCACAGCGTAACAAATACCCAGACCTATAATGCCCTGTATGCATCCGGAGCTACTGGACCCGATCAGACCAGAAGCGTAGCAGGAACGACCACGATAACCCTGACCGGAAATGGAAACAGCAGGTTCAGTTTGTCGGGGAATATCATCTCCCACAGCAGTATGGGGACAAACCTAACTACTGATACGGTTACTGTAACTGCTACCAACTCAGGCCAAACTTCCAAAACTGCTTCCGCCTCTAAAAGTGTCACCAATGGCAGGGCTGTAGCCGGAACTACCGGCGGAGTGACTACATACGGGCATGTTACTGCCGGGAGTATTATCAATAAGACGATTCCCGCATCCGGAGGGTCAGCAACTGCTACGGCAGGGAGTGGTTCCCAGGCATGGAGCAAAACGGCTATGGTCACCTCCTATGAATACGATTCGGGCGCTACGAGCGATGCAACTATTGAAAACGCCTCTTCCGGCACCAATACGATATCTCCCAGCGTAGGGTCGATTACGGCTTCAGCGGCATCCAAGGGTACGACCGTATCAGGGACTACTACGGTGAAATCCCAGGCTGTAACATGGAGCGGCGGAGGCAGTAAATCGGCATCGGGCACAATGTATATCTATCAAGCTGCTAACGAGGTAGTAGTCCGAAACAACTTTATTGTCACCTCATTCTCGTATCCCAATATCGTTTATTCTGGCGGCACTGTAACACCGACGGCAACGACTGTGGAATATGACGCCTACTACACCTCGGGCGCAACACAAACTGGTTATGGTTTGCCGCCTGGTGGGACACTGGGTTATATGAGTGTTTCCTTGCCTAGTGGGTTCAGTTTAAATTCAACAACCGGTGTCGTAACTGCCGGAGCAAACAGTTCTACCAGCACAAGAAGTGCAACAATAAGGGCTAGAGTCCAATACGACGGAAGTATAGTAGCTTCTAAGGATGCCACAGTTACTCAAGCTGGAGTACCTGGCCCGACAAGAGTAAATATTTCCATAAATAACCCGCAATTAACTGGTGGTGAGGTTGTTATTGCTTTTAGCCCAGCTTGCTATGACACTTTAACTATTTTGGTCATGGGATATTTACAAGATGGTAGCTTGTACTCAGTATACAGAAATGTTGGAGGTGGTATTACAGAAGATAGATTCTATCCTAATGGAGCTTGGGCTGATTCAGCATCTATTGAAAATATAGATGGTGAAGGTATCCCTCCAGTAACTAAAACTAGAGGAATTTATTATTGGTAATACCTAACTCGCAATCAACTTTTAACACACAACTACAATGACAAAACCGAACCTTTGGCAGATCATCACCGGGATGGTGGTGACCGCAATCTGCGGAGTGGCCCTGAACATGGGCGTGTTCTCGTTCTTTCCTGCGCTGATCGTGGCGATTGCGTGGGCCGGGATCAAACAGACTTCCGGCAAGGAATACAAGGACAAGAACGGTAACTACACAGATCCGAAGTTCTGGAAGGATTTTGTATCCGTGATGGCCGGGACATTGGTGATGTGGGCCATCGTAATGATCGGATAATTATTCGGCGGCAGAACCCGGCGGAAAGTCCGCCGGGCTTTCCCGGCCAGTAAAATAACGAATATGGAACATTTGAATTTACAAGCCCTCGCCGATAACCTGAGCCTTTTCGCGTTCATCTACCTGTGCGTGTTCGGCGCAATCGTAATGGATTTGTGGAGCGGGGTGCGCAAAGCCCGCCGCCGGCACGAACTGCGCATGAGTAACGGCTACAAACGCACGGTAGACAAGATCGCCCGCTACTACAACATGCTGCTGGTGGTCTCGATTATGGACGCGCTGCTGATCGTCTCCCAGGCGCACAGCTTTTGCTCTCTGCCGTGCCTGCCTTACCTGACGATCATCGGGGCGCTGTTCCTCTGCTTCATCGAGCTGAAAAGCATCTTCGAGAAGGCGGAGGACAAGACCAGGTTCGCGGAATCGGCACTGCTGGCCGGGAAGATCATCGCCAACAAGGACGATCTGAAAAAGCTGGTGGAGGAACTGACGAATAAAAAACAGACGGAGGAACCATGAAATACTTTACCATTCCCGAATTGACCGCCTCGGCCAAGGCCCGGGCGCTCGGGATCGACAATACCCCGCCGCCGGGTGTGAAGATCAAACTTTCGACACTCGTAAACAACCTGCTTGACCCGATCCGCGAAAAGTGGGGCGGCCCGATCACGGTCAACAGCGGTTATCGGTGCCCGACATTAAACAAGGCGGTCGGCGGCGTACCCACCAGCCAGCATGTCCGGGGATATTACCGTCGGCAGCCCGGCCAAAAACAACCAACTGTTCAAAATGATCGTGGACGGAGGCTTCGATTTCGACCAGCTGATCGATGAGACGGGGTATAGCTGGATTCACATTTCATACTCGCCGGGCAGGAACCGGCGACAGGTGTTGCATAAGAAATAAGCTGGAGCCTGTCTACAACTGTTAATAATTTGATGATTAGTTCTTTGACATATTGATTGCCGCATGTCGTAGTTTGATTATGTTTGTCCAAACCCTATAAATCAAAGGTTATGGCAAATACGGTTCAAACAGCTTTGGCCCTTATTACCCGTGAGGTCGATGAGAATCCTATCAATCAGCGCCTTCTCGATGGATATATTAATGCCACAGCACTATGTAAAGCTGCAGGAAAAGATTTTTACGATTACACGAGGTTAAAGACTACGCAAGATTTCTTTGCGGAATTGTCTTCCGAAACGGGAATTCCCGGTTCGGCACTAATTCAACAAGTTAAAGGAGGAAGACCAGATCATCAGGGATCATGGGTGCATCCTCAGGTTGCGATAAATCTGGCACAATGGGCTTCTCCGAAATTTGCCGTGCTGGTTTCAAAGTGGGTGTTTGAGTGGATGACTGGAACCATCCCTAATAGTCGGAGACTTCCTTACCACCTTCAACGGTATATGATTAATCGAACAGCCATCCCTGCTACGCATTTTTCGATTTTTAATGAGATAGTGTATAATCTCATAGCCCCGCTTGAGGATTATGGGTATGAATTGCCAGATAAACTCGTTCCCGATATTTCCGAAGGCCGAATGTTTGCCCAATGGGTAAGGGTAGAAAAGCGCCTTGAACCTAATGATTTTCCTACATACACCCACATTTATCCGGATGGACGTACAATACCAGGTGTTAAGCTATATCCTAATCATTTGTTGGCCGATTTTAGAGATCATTTCCACAATGTTTGGTTGAGAGAAAAAGCCGCAAAATATTTCAAAGAACGGGATACTAATGCATTGCCATTTTTACAAAAAGTGGTCGCCCAGCTACCGCCAATACAGAATTTTGAGAGATTAGAAGACCCTGCAGTAAAAAAGAGACCCGAAATAGTATTTCCTTTCAAAGTTGTGGATCGATCTAAAAAATAACACTTTAATAATGGTATAGGCGGCAACCAATGTGTTACCGCCTTTTTTATGTCCGGGCGGAAAGTTCGGGCATTTTTATTATAGCGAATTCGCCGCAATAAAGCAATGAATATGAAAAAGATAATACTATTAACCCTTATTTTGGGCCTTCTGGGCTGTT